ACTTGAATGAACAGGTAACTAGCCTGAATGAGCAGGTAAAGCGCAAGCTGCGCGTCACTTGGGATAGCGACGAGGCCACCAACAAGCGCATCGAGGAAATCATCGCCAACGCCGAGCAGGACATGAGGAACCTGCTCGGCATCCCCGATGACCCGAAGTTCGACTTCGCCGTTGCTGGGATGGAGAACTCCCTATTCCTGAACCGATGCTGGTACGAGTGGGAGGGCGTTCTTGATGACTTCGAGAAGAACTACGCGATGCAGATCGGCAGATGCCGCGACATGTGGATGGTGAAGCAGTATGTTGAAGAGCAAAAAGCTGCCAACGTATAACGACGGCATCGTAACCGTCTACCGCGAGAAGGACATGCAGACCACGTTCGGCGCACCGCAGAGCGTGAAGACCCTCGCTGACATGGAGAAGGTAGTAACGCTTGCGTACTACGAATGCTCGAAGCGCGAGGAGGATTTGGACTTCGCATCCCGCATGTCGTTCACGCTCGACATCAAGATCAAGACCCATAACGTCGATATGGTCGAAAGCGACTGCAAGGCCGTGATCGACGGTCAGCTTTACGACATCGGCAGCATCGACCGCTCGAAGCGCGAGATGTACCTGTATCTGGGAGGAGGTCGTTCCATTGCCTAGCACGCTCGACCTCATCAAATCTGCGCTTGCCGCCGTTGACGATAACGTCTACTACGGCACGGCTGCTAAGAAGCCAAAGGATGCGCCGTGGAACTACACCGTGTTCTCCCGCGAACCCGCGCACAGGAGCGCAGGCAAGACGAGCGTCACGCACGTCTACGCCGTTTCCGTGGTCAGGGAGAACTTCGTGCCCGAAAGCATGATGGGCGAGGTCATCAACGCCATGGAGTCCATTCCCGGCATGAGGATGTCCGATGACGGCATCGAGTTCGCGTATCAGGTGAAGCCCGGCACATCCGACACGTGCGAGATGATGACCATCAACTTCACCAAGGGCGTGAAGCTCTGATGGGCGGCATATTCGAACTCAACGCAAATGACTTAGAAAGCCTTCAGCAGTCTGTATCCAGATACGAAGGCAACGCGGAGAACGCGATTAACGAGGTCTTGCACAACGATGCAGGGCCTTTGATTTACGGGGAGATCAACCCGCTAATCAACCCATCTGGGAGGACGTTCAAGGGCCATTCCAAATCATCGAAGGATTCAGCGTGGCCGCGATATGACAAGGAGAACTTGGAGATCACGGTCGGAACCAAGTCGAAGTGGCATTACCTCTACTTCCCAGACGACGGCAGCAACACAAGAAGGCACGCCGGCAACCAGCACTTCTTCGAGCGCGGCGCCGAGAAGGCCGCGCCGAAGGTAGTCGCTAGGTGCCTCGATGTGCTTACCCAAGAATGGAAAGGATGATGAACATGGCAAACACCGCCACCGTATTCTCCGAATACAAAGTGCGCCTAATGAACATCTCCATCGGTGAAGACATCTGGCCGATCAAGTGCATCGGCAAGTGGGAGGAGTCGATGGAGGTTCGCAAGACCGTGAAGAAGTGCTGCGGCGTCGTGAGCAAGCAGCGCACCCGCGGCACTGGCTCCGGCACTTGCAAGGTCACCGCGCACATGCCCTACGAGTGCTACTACGCGCTCCACGGCATGAACAACGAGAAGCTGGCAGATGGCGTGAAGGGATACGGCATCGACTCCGTGCATCCCGTCGCGTGCATCACGCTCGACGTGTTCGACGAGGACGATATCGAGAAGTTCAAGGCTTACCCGAACTGCGTCGCGACCACTGGCCCCGCACGTTCCGTCGAGAACGGCGCTGAGGAGGTCGCAGAGGTGGAGCTGGAAGTCGGCGTTTCCCCCGACGATAACGGCATCGGCGTGTACGAGGCTCTTGCCGACAATGTCTCCGAGGAGATCAAGTCCGCATGGATGGAGTCCTTCACGCCCGAACTCGTCTCTGTAGCAACCGTATAAGGAGTGATTATTCATGGCAGAAAAGAAAACTAAGAAGACCGAGCAGGCTCAGGCTCCCGAGGTCGAGCAGGTTCAGGCCGTCGAAGAGGAGCAGGTTCAGGCTCCCGAGGTCGAGGATGAACCCGAGATGGTCAAGGTCGTGGTGAAGACCCGCTTCAAGGACAAGGAGTGCGGCAAGAAGCTGCGCCGCGTCGGAGAGGTTTTCGAGGTCACCAAGGAACGCTACGAGGAGATCGTGGCAGCAGGTGAGGCCAAGGGCGTTACCTACGTCGCACCCGAGGCCGAGTAACCGGACAGCAAAAACGAGACAGGCGGGGCATGGTTCATTCCATGCCCCGCTTTTCTTTTGAGGAGTGTTTAACCAATGGCTAACAAGCAGCAGTACCCGAACGAGATCGTGAAGTTCCAGATGCTGGACGGCGAGATCGAGATGACCTTGCAGATGTTCTCCATCTACCAGCTCAAGGCCAAAGCGAAGAAGTCTTGGAGCTGGAGCAGGTACAACAAGATCACGTCTGGCAAGGGCGATGAGGGCGAGTTCGACATCGCCTACCTCCTGTACACCGCGCATATGTGCGCATGCGTATCCAACGGCGTAGACCCGGACGAGCGATACGAGTCGTTCGAGGACTTCCTTAAGAACATCCCGTCAGACCGCGTGGCAATGCTGAGCGCATACGAGGTTATGACCGGGCAGAAAAAAGCCTAGCCTTCCCCGAAACATTCAGAAGGGCATCGAGGAAGGTTCCGCAGCAATTCAAAGTCCCTTCGTTCAGCCTAGACGAGCCAGATGACTACTACGCCTACTACGTGCTTATCCTCGGACTCCCCGAGGATCTTTTCTGGTATGCGGACTGGTCGTTCGTGAAGAGCGTCGCAGAGCGCAAGGGCGCGTACGACGCATGGCTTGCTGGCGAACAAAACCACCTTATCGAGAAGCACTAAGGAGGTGACACTCTCGAATGGCAAAAACAAAAGCTGAGATTACCTTTTCCGCCGACACATCCGAATTCAGCGAGGGCATCAAGAAAGCCAACAGCTCCATGACCGAGCTGCGAAGCGAACTGAAGCTGGTGAACGCCCAGATGACCAACTCCGGCACATCAGTGGATGGGTTGGAGCAGAAGGAGCGCATCCTAAGCGAGATGCAGGAGCAGATGGCTGCGAAGGTCGATGCGCTTAACGGCAAATACCTGAAGGCCGTTGAAATCTGGGGAAAGAACTCCATCGAGGCTCAGAAATACGCCACGCAGCTCAACAGCGCGAAGACCGCGCAGGAGAAGCTGAAGGGCGACGTCTCCCGATGCAACGCCGAACTGCAAGAGGCCCGCACCAAGATGGACAACGCCGAGCGTTCTGCTAAAGACCTCGCGGAAGGCTTCGATAGGGCAGGGCGCGAAGCGAAAGACATGGGATCCAGCATCGGCGACATCGCCGCTGGAAACATGCTCGCAGACTTCGCAAGCAACGGCATTCAGGCTCTCGCGGGGTTGGAGGAGGCAACCCGCCAATACCGCAACGAGCAGAACAAGCTGATCGCCATTTCGGAGTCGAGCGGTCAGTCCATTGACGACCTGAAGGGCAGCTACTCCGATCTCTACGGCATCACCGCCGATGAGACGCTTTCCAGCACCGCCGTGGCGAACATGAGCGCGATGGGTCTTTCCACCGAGCAGACGAACACCCTAGTCCACGCCGCTACGGGCATCTGGGCGCAGTACGGCGACTCTATCCCGTTGGACGGCCTCATGGAGAGCATCAACGAGACTTCCGCCGTCGGAACCGTGACCGGAAATCTGGCCGACGCATTGAACTGGGCGTCAATCAGCGAGGACGAGTTCAACCAGAAGCTGGCAGCATGTTCAACCGAGCAGGAGCGTCAGCAGCTGATCATCGACACGCTCAACAGCTCGTACGGTGGACTGGCTGACTCCTACATCGAGAACAACGCCGCCGTCATGGCTGTCAACGAGTCCAACGAGAAGATGATGGACAGCCAATCGAGGCTTGCGGAGAAGATCGCTCCGCTTCAAGCGGCCTTCACGTCCCTCGCCGCTGACGGCATCGGGTTCCTGGCTGACCATTTGGAAATCATCGCGCCTATCGCTACGGC